ACATCTATCCAACAGATCTCAATTTATGGGAGCAATTCATAACAGCTGCTCCAGTATATACTGGAATGCATGATGACTTCGACAACGATCATGTTCTTGTAAATTTAAACTATCCTCAGCAATACAACAACATATATCCATTATCTTTTGAAGATGATGGACGTACATATACTCCTACGTCTAATTATGCGATGATTCACACCCAACGTGAGTTAGATCAGTTCGAGATAAGAGACATTAGATCGGCCAAACAAGTTCCAGCATTAAAACTCTCATGGTTGCTTAAGAAAATAGCAGAATATTCAGAGATTAACAACAACTATAAGATAGTTTTTGATGAAGACATAAATCTAGACGATCCAACTCTTGACACTACTTTGAATGAATATGTACATAAGTCATATATATTACTTAACCAAATACAGACAACAGGTACTATAGAAAATGCCCGCACATTCGATCAATTAAACACATTATGGAATAGTATAGACAACCAATTGGTACAATATCTTACTATAAATGGGAGCAGTACTATTGACACCACTTCACTAAGTTTTCCATCATTTGAGATAAACATTATAGATGACTTCAGACCTTATAATTTTGCAAATCCATCACAAACTGTTACAGCTATAGATGATGTGAATAGCGGAACTGTTGCTGTTACTGGTGCAGTTCCAACTATGGGTCCGGCTTCAAAAGAAATAAATATTGAACATTTTTGGAATACACATGACTTGTGGCATTATTGGTATGGATTCTTCGCATATAAAGTAGAAGTAGAAGTAGATGGTGTAGTAGATGACACATACACTCAACTTCATCTGTATTCAGCACCAAAAATGATGGGGACATATACAAACGATAACTTTTGGGGATATAATCATGAATTAGAAAATGCAATAGCTGAAACATGTGAGACATTATTTGGAACACAAAAATATATTCTCCATGAAATAGAATGCGAGAATGGATTACGTCCATCAGACGAATACAACATAATCATATTCAAGAACCCACAGTCAATACGAATAGTAAACTTGCCTTCAACACAAAATCTTAGAATAAAGATAACAAAAGACTATTTCAACCTTAGAAATATTTTAAGTTATAATCCTTATGATTTATCATATACAAGTTTTAAACTTGTAGATGAAGACTTCGAACATGACATAACTACAATTATTGGTTACAGATATATTTTCACACGGTTTCACGGTACTGCATTAGCTGGCTATAAAGATGTTGACAATACAACAAGATTCATGAACAATTCTGGTGCTGCAGACTTTAAAGATCATTTTGTCATAAATGGATTGATAGGTTCAGGATCTGAAACGATGTTCTCATCTAATTTGGTTAACAAGACTATGTTGTTCAATGGTTGTTCATCTCCATTTACATATTTGACAGACTGGTGTAAGTTATTCAATCTAAAATTCAGAACAGACATAGCAACACGAACCATTTATATAACACAACGAAAGCATTATTATAATGACAACAATATAATAGACATTTCTAAGAACATAGATTATAGCAGAGATGTTGTGATAGATCCATTATATATAGATCACAACAAATACTCATTCACATTGGAGAAAGACGACTCATATGCGCATATAGTCTATTATAATACATTCGACAAAGATTATTCAACATTTGATTACATAACAAATTATGAGTTCAATAATGAAACGAACGAAGTCTTCGAAGACAACATATTTACAACTGCAGTAGATTATACACTTAGAAGCCCTTATCTAAATACGGGTCTAGTACGTGATAATGTTCAATATCCTACTCCAGCATTGTTACCTAAATATGACTATTATCTTTGGAACAACAGTGAACCACAATCTAAGTTGATGTTCGGTCTTCAGTCATTCTTCACACTTCCAAATATAACCGACATATGCACGCGTCCTTGCTTATTTGACAAAGAAAACAAGACAATTGACACATTAAATAATATAGTTGTGTTCAACGGGTTATATAAGATTCCATTGAATGCAAACCCTGACGCTGTATATAGGCCATGGCTGATTACTGACGGTCTTGACATAATGAATGTGTTGAATGATGAAAATGCATGTTATATTAATTCATTTTACGATGACACAATTAAACCATACACATTAGACAACTATTGGAACTCAAGAACTCAAGAAGGATACATTAGTACAGTACAGACTGGAGTCATAGGTTTATGGAGTTTCTTCATGCCAGTATTCAACACTTCCAATATAGATTTGGAAACAAATAAAGCCAGCTGGACATATTATATGAGAGAACCAGATTCACAATACGGTTCAACTTAGTTCGATGTAAACTCAGGTATGTTCAACAAATGGTGGAGAAGTTACATAGAAGACCGTATTAATAATGATTCAAAAACATTTGAAGCATATATAAACTTACTTATTGACCCAAAAGAAGCAATGAGAAAATTCTATTGGTTCAACAACTGTATATGGGTTATTCTGGAGATAACAGATTATGATTACACACCATATATAGATATAGCACATGGATCAATTAAACCATGTAAAGTAAAATTCATAAGAGTAAACGACATATCTTCTTATGTCGGTTAATAAAAGAAATAATTTAATAAGTTCATATATTATGACAGATACAATAAACATAACAGCTACACTTCAGGATTACCAAAGTGCTATAGATTAGGTGAGATCTACACTTAACGGACTAGACACAACAAGTAATGAATATAAGAACACATTAGATAAACTTAACTCTGCATAGCAGAACATGGCTAATGCTCTTGGTCAAAGTTAGAATAGTATGGATGAACTCGCTGCGAATATTAAGACGAATTCGTCAAATATGCTTGCGGATGTGCAGAATTTAGGACAAGCATTAGGGATTGGTTTTCCCGGATTCTTAGCAACAGCTACTACAGCATGGAAGACATTTAGTGCTACTATGATGGCTAATCCATGGGTAGCCGTTCTGACAGTTGCATTAGGGGCAATAATAGGGTTCATAAATATGTTCAAGAATCGTCTAAAAGAATCAGAAGAAACAGGAGACAAGTGGAAAAAATCTATGGCTACATTTGAACCTATTCTAAGAGCGGTAAGAAAAGCAATAGGTTTTGTCATAGATACGATAGTAGATGGTATTTCTTGGATGACTGATAAAATTCCAGGTTTTGTAAGATTCATTGGTTAGAGTATAGATTTTGTATTAGACAAGTTAGCATATGTTGGTGAAGCTATCGCGTTCATTCCAGGACTTATAGCTAAAGCAATAAATGCATCATTACCTATAATAGCAAAGGGTGTAAATGCTATAGCTAGTGGAATAGCTTGGGTTCTTGATAAGATTGGACTTGATGATATAGCTAATTCATTAAAAGCCGGCATTGGTAATTTTATGAATAGCACGATAGCTATGGGAAATGCCGCAGTTGCAGCGTTCGCAGGTGTAGGAAATAAGATTCGTGGTGCTGGAAAAGCGGCTCAGACATTTATGAACAATATTGCTACTGCTATGACATATAGTAGACAATTAGCTGATAATGAGGATAAATTAGAAGACAGTATTAGAAATAATAATATACTGCAAGCTGAAGGTTTAAAAGAGCAAGCTAAACTGCTTCAGGATATAAATAAGTTATCAAAAGATGATCCAAAACGTCTTGAGTTACAGAATAAGTTAGAAGAAAGTATTAAAAGAACCGGATCTGCACAATTAGCTATAGAAAGATAGACATTAGATCTAATGGAACGTAGAGCAGCTTTAGATGTAAATTCAGAAGAAGAAAATAACAAGTTATTCCAACAAAGAGCAAAGGTTGCTGAGACTGAAGCTAAGACATATAGAGAGTTAGCTGCATTAGCAAGACGAAGATTATAGACTGAACAGGCATTAAATAATGCAAAAGAACAAGGTGACAAAGCCGCTGAAAAATCCGCACAAAAACAGCTTGCACAAATTAATAAGCTAGCAAAAGAGCAAGAGAAACTTCGTCAGAAAGAAATAGAAGATGCAATAAAACGTGACAAGAACGCGACTAAAGAACAACGTGACAGATCAGCTGCTTTAGTAAAAGAATTAGAAGAGTAGATAAAATTCAACAATGAATTATTGAAACAAACAGAAGAACGTGAAAAGAGCGAATTAGAAATTAAACGTGCATATAATAAATCAACATTGGCAGATGAGTTGAAATATGAAAATGAACGCTGGGATAGATTATCTGATTCATATGATAAACAGATAGAAGAATATAGAAAACTTCTTGATAATACTGAACTTCTTGAAGCTGACCGTATGAGAATACATAATGCTATAAATATTGCTATATTAGAAAATGACACGGAAACAAATAAACATAGGATTGCAATCGCAAAGATTTATAAGGATGAGATAACAAAAATTTCTAAGGAGCTGCAAGAAACTTATAAAATGTCTACAAATATTGACAATATTAATTTATCTGAGGGTTATGTAAAAGGTCTAAAAGATTTAAATGACAAATATGAGCAAGGTATTATTTCATATAATGCCTATGTTAAACGTCTACAAGAAATAAATAAAGAACATCAAGCAGAATAGAATAGAATTCAACTAGAAGGTCTAAAACGGCAAAGTGAAAACAATAAGAAAGTATATGAAGAATATATAAGACAAATAGCTGTATTCGATAATGGGTTAATAAAGGGTAGTGAATAGACTGCTGCAGAAATAGACAATCACATTAAAGAACTTTTGAATGAACAGAAAAATGGTGATGATGCAAGAGTTAAAGAGTTAGAAGAAAACCTTAGAAAATAGTTAGAACAGTATGGTATTTCATTACCTGATCTATTAGGAATGTATATTGATTATCAGACAAGTTTAACTGAAGCCCAGAAGAAGGAAGAAGAGAATAGAAAACAAGGTATATAGAATGAGTTAAGAAGTAATAAAGATCTGATGAACCAATTGTCAAAAGTTGGGTCTCAAATGGCAAACACAATGGCTGCGGTTGGAGATTATTGGCAAGATAGTATAGAACAACGTTTAGAAGCTGGCGAGATTTCACAAGAAGAAGCTGATGCTGAGTTTGAACGTCTGAAATAGTTTAATATAGCACAAGCTGTAGTATCAACGCTAGCAGGTGCATTACAAGCTCAGATGTCAGTATGGAAAGAACCGAGCTTAGGATTATGGGCAAAGATTGCAATGAGTGTTCTTCTCGGTGCTCAAACCTTAGCAAGTGGTTTTGCTCAGATAAATCAGATTAGATCTCAAACATTATCTGGTGCTGCTGGTGGAAATTCAAATCCTAACTACATTATATCTGCTGCAACACCAGTTCTTAGTGAGGCACAAGATGTTAATCAGCTTACTGCTAATGCTGCAACAACTTCAGCCGGTACGAGTGATGCACAAAGTGATCTTAGAGTATATGTGGTAGAATCAGATATAACTAATGCACAAAACAGACAAAGAGTGAGAGTAAGTGAAACAACTTTCTGAAATATTGAAAAAAAACGTTATTAAAATATATTTAATTATAAGTATGAATATTCCGATTTATAACGCTGTTATTAATGATGAGACTGATGGAATATATGCGATCAGTCTTGTAGAATATCCGGCCACAGAAGTGGATTGGATGTGTTTTAATTCTAATGAAAAAAAATCTGAACAGCAGGTATTTGTCTGTTCCGCAGATTCGAAACAACATATCCTTGCTGGTGTAGTTATGGTTGCAGATACACCTATATATAGAATAGGTCCTGACGGTGAAGAATACTATATTGTATTCACAAAAGAGACAATACGGATGATGGCCGAGAAAATGTTGAGAGACCATTCATTCAATAATATAAATATTCAGCATGACGGTATTCTTCTTGACAACGGTTCTGTCTCACTTATGGAATTATTTATAAAAGACAGTTCACGTGGAGTGAATCCGAATTATATTAATAATGTTCCTGACGGGACTTTACTAGCTAATTATCATGTTAATGATGAAAAATTATGGAATGATATAATCACAAATAAGGTAAGCCTCAAAGGTTTTTCGCTGGAAGGTATGTTTAATACTGAAAGAATCGCTGAAATAAATTTTAAAAAACAAAATATGAAGATTAAAGAAAAACTAAAAAAACTTCTGGTGACATTAAATGAAGTGGTCACGGATAAAGGTATTCTTTCATATGAAGAAGAAGACCTTGCTATTGGTGTTGAGGTATTGTTGGATAACAATACGGATGTTCCCGATGGAAATTATACTTTAGAAGATAAAACTATAATTGAAGTAAAAGATGGTAAGGTAGTTGATATTAAGAATTTTACCGAAGATATAGTTGATGAAAATGTTATTAAAGAAGATAATATTAAAAATGATGATTCTGAAGAGATAAACAAAAAATTTGACGAACGTATTTCTTAGATTGAAAATCGGGTTTCTGAAATAAGTGATACATTAAGTAAATTTGATTAGATAATTAATGAACTCAAAGATTCTGTTACGGAACTTCAACATGAACCTGTCGTAAGTCCAATCAATGAGAGTAGTATTAATATGTCTTCTGATAATTCATTTAAAAATAGAGCTATTGAAATAGCTGATTGGATTAATTCACTAAAATAAATTAATATTTTTATAAATATGGCAACAAGACAACCAACAATAAATGAGTCTCTTCTTGGATATATAGAACAGCATAACTTGCCGCTTATATCCAAAATGATATTGGGTAATAGAGTGTCTAACATGGTAGACGTTCGCACTGGTATTAAAGGTAAGTTTACTTTAACTGAAATAGATGCTGATCCCGTGATCCAATGTGGTCATGAATGTGGATGGACAGAAGACGGAACTACCACATTTACACCTGTGGAGATCTGTGCTGCTCCTTACAAAATCAACATGGCATTCTGTGATAAGAAATTACTTGACACTTGGATGAACTATGAAGTAAAGGTAGCTGCTGGAATCAAAACTCTTCCTTTTGAGGAATACTGGACTGACCAAATCGTAAACAAAGTTAATGCTCAACTTGAAAAGTCATTATTCATTTCTAAAGCAGACGACTGCGCATGTAGTCAACAAGGCGGTGTATATAACATTGCTGTAAATCACGGAGTCACTGTCAATACAGATGAGATTTCAGACAAATATGGTGATAACTTCACTGTACTAGACATAATTCGAGAATTGTACAACAGACTCCCTGATTATGCTAAAAATGATCCTGACCTTGTAGCGTTTATGTCATATAACCGCTTCAACCAACTTAAACAAGCGTTGATCACAACTAGTGGTTGGCACGTTATTCCTGACGGCGCTACTGAAGAAATCATAATTCCTGGAACTATGATTAAAGCTATTCCTACTATTGGACTTGAAGATCCAAATAATGCAGGTGAGATCTTGCTTACTAATCCTAAAAACATCGTATTGGCAACTGACCTTCGTGATGATCAAGAAAAGTTCGACTTATGGTACAGCAAAGACAACCGTGAGTTCAGACTCGCAATCGAGTTTATATTTGGCTCTGGTTTAAAAGATCCTGCTGCAGCTGCAGCATATGTGGAAGTTTAATAAAAAAAATGAATGAATATATATAATGGCAACAACACAACCAACAATAAGTAGCGGTCTTCTTGGATATGTTGAATAGCATAACTTACCGCTTATTTCAAAGATGATCTTGGGAAACCGTGTCATTGAAGATGTAGATTTACGCACTGGTATTAAAGGAAACTTTACTTTAACTGAGATAGATGCGGATCCTGTAATACAATGTGGTAATGAATGTGGATGGACAGAAAACGGAACTACAACGTTCACTCCTACAGAAATCTGTGTTCAACCGTATAAAGTCAACATGGCGTTCTGTGATAAGAACTTACTTGACACTTGGATGAATTATGAAGTCCAAGTAGCTGCAGGTAACAAAACTCTTCCTTTTGAGGAGTACTGGACCGGACAAATCGTAAACAAAGTTCAAAACCAATTAGAAGAAATGATTTGGGGTATTTTAGAAGAAGAAGGTGGCGGCGGCGTCAACCAATGTTTAATGTGTGAAGGCTCAGGCGTTATTCCTGAACTTTTGGAACAAACTCCTTCAACTCCTGCAGAGATAGTTCATACTTATTGGCCTATGACATGGGGTACGGCTGACTTCAGACCTGACGTATATGAAGATTCAATTCTATACGCTATTATGACACTACTTACACTAAGAGATTTTGCTAATTACACATCTAATCATAATTATCGTTTATATATGAGTTATGAATCTTACGGTGAACTCTTACGTGAGATTATGCATTTCAGCAAATGGCACATCATTTATGAAGAGTATAAAGATGGAATCATAATCCCTGGCACAAACATTAAAGCTATTCCTACTATGGGACTCAATAATTTTAATACAATGACTACATCTGATCCAAACGTTAAAATAAAACCGTTTGCTGTTCTTATAGATCCTGAGAACATAGTAGTAGCAACTGACCTTCGTGGTGACAGTGAGAAATTTGACTTATGGTACAGCAAAGACAATCGTGAGTTCAGACTTGCTATCGAGTTCATCTTTGGTTCTGGACTTAAAGATCCTAAAGCAGCATGCGTATTAGGAACACGCATATTATAAATTAAATATTTAAAAATAAATTATAGAATATAGAATTATGGCAGTATGTAGTAATATATGCATTGAGAGAAGTATTGTAAATGATTGCGGTTCATCAATGGGTGGCATTGTTGAAGTTGTCATCACAAACTGGAGTGACAATACTTTTTCACCTTCTGAAAATAACCCTGGCAAAGTAGAAGCTGGAACAGGTGCTGCTTGTGGTCAGGAACAAGGCAATTGGTACTTATATGAATTTAGACGTGGAACATCTTCACTTTCTTCAACTCTCAACATTGACGAAGCAAATGGTACTAACTACGTCTCAACTGAGTTAGTAATGACATTCAACCGAATGGAGACTGATAAGCGTTTGGGAATCACAGCTCTTGCTCAAGCTCCCATGGCAGTCATCGTAAAAGACGCTAATGGTAAATATTGGGCTCTCGGATATGATGAACCTGTATATGCAAGCGCTGGTGAAGGCGTAACTGGAACAGCAAGAACAGATTCTAACCACTATAGCATTACTTTATTAGACAATAGTGCTTAGTTCCCATATGAAGTTGCTAATGGTGCTGCAATCTTTGAAGGCGCACATATCAGCGCTTAATAATATTTTTTACAAAAAGGCGGGTTATTCTAAAACTCGGATACCCGCCTTTTAAATAATAAATAGTTAATGACATAATTAGGCATGATTAGAATAGAAAATAATAATGTAGATAATATTATGTATATACCGAGAACATCTTACTGTACACATGATATTATAAAATTAAATTTATACGGCATTGGTGAAGAAAAATTTGTCATCGAACCAGAATCTGTACAATGGTTTGAGAATTTCTATAAGATAACTGTTCTAAAAAACTCGTTCCCGCATGAAGGGGAGTTTAAATATCATGTCGAACATCTGAATGTAATTGATAGTAAAAATGTAGAGTCTGGCTTGATAATTGTTGGTGATTTAGAATGTGATGTTAAATCACCTATATCTGATAAAGATAACTATAAGCAGCATGATGAAAATAATTATATTGAATTTGACGGGTAACAATAAATACCTTATTAAATATATTGAAGACAGAAATTATGATTGGTGAAACAGACAATATTACTAATAAAAAAATGATGTTTGCCGGGATAGAACCGTATCTGGCAACCAATATTATAACCCCGGATGAGAGGTTAAATAACCGGAGGGGATGGGTGGAGTTTGGAGACGGAAACCAATATCCTAACTATATATATGATTTATATGAGCATTGCGCTACATTACATTCGATTATTCACGGTAGTAATGATTTTTTAATGGGTGACGGTATAACAAGTAATGTTCCTAATTTTGATGATAAGTATATGTCAGAACTTGTTGAAAATATAGGTTTATCTATATTAATTCACGGAGGGGCATATCTTGAAGTTGTTAGGAACCGTATAGGTTAGATCGCGCATATCAACATACTTAACTTCAGAAATGTCCGTACTAATGCTGATAATACTTTATTTTATTATAATACTTCTTTCGGTGATGTGAGAGGCAGAACTAAAAAAGACATTATTTTACCGAAGTTTAATCCTAATGATAAGAAACAGGCGCATAGCGTATATATGATTAAGAATCTTACACATTCTGTATATCCACTTCCTATATGGAGTGCTAGTGACATAGCAGCTACAATAGAGAAAAATATTAATCTATTTCACCTTAATAATCTATCTAACGGTTTTACATCAACCACGATAATAAATTTTAATAATGGTGAACCTACTGATGAAATGAAGGAGGAAATCGAACGAATGTTTAACGAAAAGTTTGCCGGTTATCAAAATGCAGGTAGAATGATGTTAAGCTGGAATGATGATCGTGATCATGCTGCAACTATAGATACATTAGACATGAAAGATTATGGTGAACAGTACAACACATTGGCGAACCGTTCGAAAAATGAATTATTCGTGGCGTTCAGAGCAACACCTATATTATTCGGTTTACCACTTGAAAATATAGGTTTTAATGTTCAGGAATACCAATCGGCATTTAAGCTCTTCAATAAGACGGTAATACAACCATTGCAGCGTAAGATAATTTATGCGTTAGATAGTATATTAAAGGACAGAATAGATGAAGGTTATGAACATGCTTTATCTATTATACCTTTCAATATTGATTTTGAATGAAAAAAAATTTGATACAAATATGACAGATGTATTATTGATAAGTGAGAATTATTTGAGATCTGCATTTATGATATCTGACAATGTTCAGAGCAAGTTTATACTTCAGGCTATAAAAACATCGCAGGAAATATATTTTCAGTCTATAGTAGGCACATGTCTATACAATATATTGTTAGACGGAGTGCGCAATAACACGTTAAATAATTCCGAATTATAGTTGCTGCGTATAGCTAAAAGATTTATCGGTACACGGGCAATAGCAGAACTTTGCGTTGTAACCACATTCAAGATAAACAATATTGGTCTTAATATTACACATGACGATAAAGTAGATACGCTTGGTGTAAAAGATACAATGTATGTTAGACAATATTATATTTATGAATCAGACCATTATGCCAGAAGGCTTCAAGAATGGATTCTTGAACATAAAAATGAATTCCCTGAATTATGTGGGTGTGGGTGTAATAAAATGAAGAGCAACTTATATAGTGCCGCAACTTGCGGTATATTTTTGGGAGGTGAACGTGGTAAATGCAAATAAGTTTACATTTGTAAATAAATTTACATTTGTAAATAAGTTTACTTTTGTAAATTCATAATTATTCACTTCTTTTTACATAATTATAAATTTTTTATATTTAACAGATATGAATCTTCGCAGAATATTTGACAGAATTAAACGATATATAAAAATGGCGGATCCAAACACTGGAAATGTTATATACGGCGATATATATGAGCTCAACCATATACAAACCGTGAAATATCCGGCAGTCGTCGTTACGTGTGACAGACACAATGGAAATACGGACGAAGGTTGGTTCAGCTTTAGACTTAACATATTTATAACTGATCGTCTTCTCGATGATGAGTCAAACAGAATGGACATACATTCACACAGTATTAGTATACTAAATACCGTTGTTAAAATGCTTGACGATTCTGGAGATCTTATACTGAACAGTTGGGAAATACATGTATTTAATGAAAGATTCAACGACTTGTGCGCAGGTGCATATATGAACCTTAATCTCAGAGTACCTATTAGTGAATGTTTTGAGACTGTAGTTGACGCCGTTGATGGGGACATTTGCGAACCTTAAAATAAAATGTTAATTTTTTTGCGATGAGAAATGGTGTAAAACTTAAATGGATGATAATAAGCGCAGTTGCGCTTGTCATTACGGGAATATTACTGGTTATGATGGGATTATGGATGCCACCTATTGGTGAGATACACCCATCTGTGCTGACCGCTTTGGGGGAATTACTCACGTTTAGTGGTGCTCTTTTCGGAATTAATGCCAGTTATAGGTTGAAAACTTTCGAGAATGAACGCGACAGAAATGAAGACTAGAAATAAATGAATTTTTGTTTTAAAATTAATAACATAAGTTTATTATGAAATATTTTAGTATTGACGAACTTACAAAATCGGCTACCGCTAAACGTCTGAATATTAACAATACACCAGATATTAATGTAACACATAATTTAGAGGCTCTTGTCGATAATATATTGGATCCGTTAAGAGAAGCCTGGGGACAACCTATAATAGTAACAAGCGGTTACCGTTGTACAAGACTAAACAAAACAGTTGGAGGAGTATCGAATAGCCAACATATAAAGGGTTAGGCTGCAGATATCAGGACCGTCAGTGACAGTCGAGAAGATAACAGAAAACTATACGAGCTTGCTAAAAAACTTGACCTTCCTGTTGACCAATGTATAAATGAACATAACTATGATTGGATACACGTAAGTTATAACAAGGATTACCAAAGAAAACAATGGTTTAACATTTAATGAGTTTTTTAATATAGGTATTTGTTGATTAAATCTAAATACGGGATTTAATCAACAAATTTTTTATTTAATTTTTTAATCTGCGTCATATCTTTTAAATTTAATTTTTCTTTAATATACTGAAGAATTAGAACATTTTTTTCTTCAGATATATATTTTATTACCGAAAAAGAAAAAGCCTGAATTTTATCAATATATTAAGTAAATTAAATCTGATTTGTTTATTTCGATTCTGGTGAGTTTTAATGTTCAAGATAAGTAAATGTATATCTGAAATATTTGGACGCGATACGGGGAGATTATGGTACCTTATTTCTGATTTTAAATTTTCAGATAAACTTTTCTTTTCCTGAACTAAATTAGGTGTTAGATTAAGTTCTAGCACCTGATTTTTTATATCATCTTCATATTTGGCCCATATTTGGTCCGTATCGCGTTTTATCTTGTCAGGTAAGTAAATGTATATCTGAAATATTTGGACGCGATACGGGGAGATTATGGTACCTTATTTCTGATTTTGTACTTTATATAGGAATGGCGTGTTGGAATAACAAAAATTTAAAGATAATTTATTTTTACTTTGCTATAATTTAACATACCCATATATCGATAAATCTTAGTTTTACATATTACGATTTTGATTATCAAGTATTTACAAAAAATATTTTAACTTGTTGCTGTTTTTCTTGTTTTATTAAACTTGAATGATGATGAAAAGGTAATAAAAATAAGGTTAAAAAGGTAAAAAAAGTAAAACCTAAATTTTTAAATTTTACTTTTACCTTTTCAAAAAGTGAAAGGTAAAAAAAATAAATTGCCCGAAAGGCCAGTAAACACTATATATACATATTACTTTTACCTTTTTACCTTTTAAAGTAAGTAAAAATAAAAAAAATATAAAAAATAGAAAAAAGTACAAAAATATAAAAATTTTATGTTTTTATATAAGAGCAACCAGTTTTTTTTCGTAGAAAAGTAAAACCTAAAAGTACCACCATTTTCAGTGGTTTTTCAATAAAAACGCAAAAAAATCACAAAAAATCAGTAAAAACGGACTTTTCAAAGATAAATAAATAAAATAAAAAAATAATTAATAATATTATGATTGTTCAAAATAGAGAATTCCCCAAAAAATTAGATGGGAATAGATTGTTTAAGATAACAAATGATGAAGGTAGAGTTTATTATTTCACTACTTTAGTTAACATTGCAAAGTTCGTTGGTACAAGTTACGCAGCAATTGACTATTCGATAATTTACGGAAAGAGAATAGTAAAAGAATGGGATTTGAGTATAGTTGATGATGGTGGTGATATTCCTTATAAAATGATTAACAATACTGTTCTAACAGATTATTACAAACATTAAAATTAAATATTTAAAAATTATGAATAAAGATTTAAAAAAACAAATTGAAGAATTAAAATTAGAGAAATTCTACGATAAGTTTAGTTATAATGAATATTCTTATTATTATAGTGAGTGTGTTTATTTGGTAAGATTCAATAACTGTACTTATATAGGTAATAAACAGATACCTAATATGAAATATGAAGAATACACGAAAAATGTCAATACACGTGTGAATTATTGGTTCAATGGTGATTGTAATGAGTTTTAGACATTATATATGTTTAATAATGTAAGTAACACCAATAATTTTAATTAGAGAGTTCTTAATATAGTGAAGAAAGAGATTATTGATAAGTTACAATCAACATTTCAAATTTAGTTGATGCCCGAAGATTTTGACATTAATGAAATGTATGCAAAGAACATTTCTGATTGGTAGAAGATGATGCGTGTTTATACGCAAACGTATACTATTGATGAATGTAGAAGAGATTTACTGGAAATAATAGACGAAATTCTGAATGATATTGTAAAATGGACAAGATTGGTATTTCTTAAAAACCGATATTTCTTCATCTCAAATGACAAAGTTGATATTGAAGAAAGATAGAAATGTGGTTTTGAAAAATGGTCTGACAAAAAGAAATGTCTGTTCATAATGATGAAAGATTGGTTAACAATGATTATTGAAAACACTTATAATCAAAAACGTTCTGAAACATTAATAGATTTCAAACATAAATTATCAAATTTTAGATATAAAAATGAACAGTTATTCAGAAGGGAAA